AAGTGCGTATGCTCAAGCAGCAGCAGCAGCTATGGGAAGATCAATGGATGATGTTATCATTGATGCAGCATTAGGAACTGCGTTTACTGGTGAGACTGGTTCAACATCCACAACCATGTTAGCTGGAAATCAGATAGCAAATGGTGGTACTGATTTGACAGTCGCAAAGTTAAGAACAGCTAAAAAGACTCTTGACTTAGCATCAGTTGATCCTTCAATCCCAAGATATATAGCCGTTGGTCCAGAGCAGATTGATGCGTTGTTAGGAGATACAAATGTAACATCTTCTGACTTCAACACAGTCAAGGCACTTGTTCAGGGTGAAATCAATACCTTCATGGGATTTGAGTTTATTGTAACAAACAGACTATCAAAGGCTAGTAACATCCGTTCATGTTTCGCATGGGCAGAGGATGGTCTTACATTAGCGATTGGTAAAGATGTGATGGCAAGAATAGACGAGAGAAGTGACAAAGGTTACGCAACTCAGGTCTACTACTGCATGAGTATCGGTGCTACGAGAATGGAAGAAGAAAAAGTCGTTCAGATAGACTGTGATGAGTCAGCATAAGGGAGAAGTAAATGACTACAAAAAATTCTACACTTGTAGCTAATTTTGAAGCTACTCCTCAAATTGCTAGTAATTCACAAGAGCTTCATGGCGTTTTGCGTGTGGCTCAAGGAACGATAGCATTAGCTGCTGGAGACAGTACAGACAATGATATTGTCATGCTTGCTCCACTACCAAGTAACGCATCAATTACAAAGTTGCAAGTTGCAACAGATGCTTTAGGTGGCAGTTGCACATTTAATGTCGGTATCTATCAAACAGATGGAACAGTTGTAGATGAGGACTTTTACGCTACATCAGTTGCAGATGGAACAACAGCAGTTGCCGATCTTAGAACAGAAGCAGCAGATATTAATACTATAGGTGCAAAGTTATTTGAAAATGCAGGAGCATCCACTGATCCAGGTGGGTACTACTACATTGCAGCTACCTTTAATGCCACAGGTGGCACAGGTGGTGATATGTCTTTCATCATTGAGTATGTAATCAACTAAATAAGAGGGGGAGCAATCCCCCTTTTTCAAAGGTAAAATTATGCCCTCAGTAGTAGATATATGTAATGAAGCTATGGATTTATTAGGTGCAGCAACTATTACTGCTCTTACAGAAAATTCAAAAGAAGCAAGACTTTGTAACAGAAGATTTGCGACAGTAAGAGATGCAACACTTAGATCACATCCTTGGAACTGTGCAATAGAAAGAGCAGAGTTAGCAGCAGATAGCACAGCACCTTCTTTTGGTTTTGCCAATCAGTTTACTTTACCAACAGATCCTTTTTGTTTGCGTGTTTTGTCATTCTTTACATCAAACGTAGATGCAGAGATTTCGCCTTACGACAGTCAAGTAATGTTTAAGATAGAAGGCAGAAAGATACTTTCAGACGAAGCAACATGCAGAATAGTTTACTTGGCAAGAGTTACAGATACAGAACAGTTTGATAGTCTACTGTCAAATGCTATAGCCTATAGACTTGCATCAGAGACAGCGTATGCAATCACAGGCAGCACAACAGTTGCACAATCAATGTATAGTATGTATGAGCAAAAGGTAAAAGAAGCAAGAGCAATGGATGCACTTGAAGGTAAACCTGATAAATTGGTGGCTGATGAGTTTACAAATATAAGGTTGTAGTATGGCAAGAGTATCGACAATCTTAACTAATTTTAGAGCAGGAGAACTATCTCCGAAACTATCAGGTAGGATTGACTTACAAAAATATAGTGAGGGTTGTGATACTTTAGAAAATATGTTGGTGTTTCCGTCAGGTGGCATCACTCGTAGACCAGGAACATCATTTGCAGGAACGACAAAAGATGGTGGCAAAGTCAAGCTAGTTAACTTTGAGTTTTCAGATGAACAGGCTTATGTGCTTGAGTTTGGTGCAAATTATGTAAGATTCTTCAAAGATGGTGGTATTCTTACAGAAGTTACAAAAACTATAAGTGCTATAACAAAAGCAAATCCAGCAGTTGTTACAGCTACATCTCATGGCTACAGCAATGGTGATAGAGTATTTATATCAGGTGTTGTAGGTATGACAGAAGTAAACAATCGTGAGTTTACTGTTGCAAACAAAACAACAAATACATTTGAGTTATCAGGTATCAACAGTTCTGCATTTACAACTTACACTTCAGGTGGCACAAGTGGCAAAATAGTAGAAGTTACAACGACTTACAGCGTAACTGAGATATTTGAGATTAACTTTGCACAGTCAGCAGATGTATTGTTTATTGCACACAAGTCACATGAACCAGCCAAACTTACAAGAACTTCAGCAACAAGTTTCACACTTACAGATATAGATTTTACGGATGGTCCTTACCTAGATGAAAACCTAACTACAACTACTTTGTATGCCAGTGCAGCAACAGGCACAGGTATAGACATAGTTGCATCAGCAAGTTTCTTTGAGTCTGGTCATGTTGGTGCATTGTTTAGGTTTAGAGAAATCATTGAGGTAAACCATGATGCGTGGGCAGCATCAACAAGTTATGCACAAAATGCTACAGTTCGTAATGGTGATAATGTTTACAAGAAATCAAACTCAGGATCACATACAAGTAGCACAACAGCACCAGTTCACACAAAAGGCACAGAGACTTATGGTGATATAGACTGGGAGTTTTTACATAGTGGTACTGGTTTTATCAAGATTACTGGTTTTACAAGTGCAACACAGGTAACAGCAGATGTCAAAAGCACACTACCAGCTTCAGTAGTTGGGTCAAGTAATCCTACGACAAAGTGGAGTGAGGGTGCATTTAGTTCTGTTCGTGGCTTTCCAAAGGCACTAGCTTTTTATGAAGA